CATGGATTAACGTTACTAGAAAGAATCCCAGCTCCATTGCCAACTTGCCATTCTGAAAAAGCTATCAAAACAGGGCGAGAAAAGAAATTGTTCAAATCTAAATCATTTTCAATTGTTTCATTGTGAACATCATCGTACTGGGATGCCACAGAAACTGTAGCACCAGAAGAATAGTCATGAAAGGTGACATTTTGAGTTGACAATGAACTACCTGTAGGATGTTCTGATGCCTGTGGTTTAAATTTTGGTTGTGAAGTATATTCATAGCTCAGATATTGAGTATATGGACAACATTCATTCATCAAATGTTTAGCTGGCATCAAATACGTGATAGGAACAGGTAACAATCGTTCTTCTTTTGACTGTGGGTGGACTACGTCCTCTGCTTGCGGATCTAATGAAAAATGAATTTCTTCTTCAGGCTGATCCATTCTCTTCCTATATGATTCAGTCATATCATACAAGGTATAGGCGACGACTACCACTAATAAAACTGATAATCCACTCGCAATGTGTTCAATCGCACCATCCAGTGCTGAAGGAAAATTATAGACATCCTCTATGTCTTGGGCCTCTTTTAGACTTCGCGAAGAGGGAAAACGCCTTGTATTTACAGGAAATTTTATGTACACTTTTTATAGAAGTATGAAACTATGTAACATATACCAACATGAAATATATATCGAAAAATAGGAGCGTCCACTCATGTTATTGTAACTACGCTATCCCAGAAGATGTTTTTCCCTCCAATGTTCTACACGATCTTCAAACGTGTAGTCCAAAACAGATAAATTCAATAAGCCAACATTTTGACAAACTTCTTTCATCTGTTCCCTGCGCAATTCATAATGGTTCTTGCCGTAAGCAAACCATTCATGCATTGCACTCTCAACACAACTTGCTGCAACCTGCTCTGGTGTAGCTTCTTTGGATTTTAAATTTGCATGCAAACTCTTGAAAATAGACATTTCATCAAGTTGACCGATTGTTGTTTCGATCTCTTCAATGTATTTGCTTTTCCGTTTCAAG